TGGTCCACCTCGCAGCATTCGGACACGAACGCCTTCACGCGGTCCTGCTCGGCCTGGTACTCGGCCTTGGCGGCCAGCACCACCGAGGGCGGCCGCAGCCCGGTCTCAAACCACTCGCGAGCGCCAGCCACGATCCAGGCCAGCACGCCCTCAAGCTCCTCGCGGCGCGCGAGCTTGGCGGCCAGGTCCTGATCCTTGAGCCACTGTGTCTCACCCGTGGCTACCTGGTCCTCGGTACCGAAGAGCTGCAGGTATGGCACCAACAACACCCGCCGCCAGATTCCATGATCTTGACCTTTTATGACAGGTTTGAAGTTGGTCATCAACTGCAACTTGTGGGTGGGAGTGAACTCGAAGAAGTCCTGATTCATGTACCGGGCCTTGATTTTGTCGTCCCCGGTCACACCCTTGATGAACGCCTCGCGCAGCGTCATGCCGTCCCCGGTCTCCTTGGCGGTGACCATACGCCGGCCCTTCAGGTCCGCGATCTCGGTGGGGTGGCGGCTATCGCCGTCGCCTCGCGAGTCGGCCATCAGGCCGGGCGCGGCCGCACCGGCGTACTCACCCAGCGCCCGCTCTATGGTGCTCATGACCAGCGACTTGCCGTTCGACCCCTTGCCCCAGTGCACGACGAATGCCTGCTCGCGCACGCTGCCAGTGGCGCAGTACCCGAACCATCGTTGCAAGAACCCGACCAGCGCTGCGTCCCCGCCCGCGATCTGCCCGAGCACGGTCTCCCACAGCACGCTTCGGGCTTCGGGCTTGTAGTCCAGGTCCGTCAGCTTGGTGATGAGGTCCTCGGAGCGGTGCTCGCGCAGAGCGCCGGTGCGCAGGTCCACAGTGCCGTTGCGGCAGTTCAGCAGCCACGGGTCGCGGTCCATCACCTCGATGTCCACGGTCAACATTTTGCGGAGCAGGCCCACCGCGGCGTCGATGCGCGGCTTCATCTCGCACTCGCGAGCCCAGGCCCGCAAGGCGTCGGCGCTCTCCTCCTCCCACGGCTTGGCCTTGGCCGCCTCGCGCTCGGCGCGCTCGGCCAGGGTCACGGCCTTGCGAGCCTGGTGTCGGGCCTCAGTGGCAGCCTTGCGGGCCAGCGTGGCCGCAGCCTTGGCCTCGACCGTCTTCTCGACCCCGGCCTTAGCCACCGCGGTCGCGGCGATGCCCTCCAGCCGGTCGGCGGTGGCCAGCAGGTTGCCGGCACGTTCGGTTGCAGCCTCCGCGACCTCGGCCAGCTCGCTGCGGCTGGCCTCGTACTCGGCTCGGACCTTGGTGTCGTCGGTGGCGGTGGTCACGTCAAAGTCCTCACGCTCATCCAGGGCCCGAGCCCCAAGCCGATGTACCCTGGCCGGAGCCCAGGCGCCCCGGGGCTCAGGAGGTAGGTCACCTCGCGCAGGCACTCGCGGCCGGTGTAGGCGGCCTCCATGGGGCACCACTCACGCAGGTGGAGCACGTCACCCTTCTGGTAGTTGCGGTCATTGAGCCGCAACTCGAAGGGCTTGACGTAGAGGTCGTTGAAGTACCTGGACCAGCACTTGAGTTCGTGCTTCATGAGGGATTCTCCTGGTCACGCCGGAGCAGGATGTCAAACCGCTCCTTCCACTCGGCGAGTTCGTCTTCAGCTTTCGAGAGTCGTACGAGGGCCCGATGACGCTCCTGCTTCACCTGCCAAAGCTCGTCTCGCAACTCCTTGGCCTCGCGCTTTGCGGTTCTCAACTGGGTCGCTTCACTCGGTAGCCTGGCCATGCGCGCCTCCTTTGCGTCGTGCGTCCATCCAACCCAGCTCCCAGAGCCCGGCGTCGTGATCGCCGAGAGGGTGGGGGTTGGTCAGGCCGTCGTAGTAGCCGTTCCAGCCTGCGCGGTACGGGCTGTACGTTGGGTCGTTGCCGGGTTTGGAGTTGAACACCAGGTGGCTCTTGTATCTTCCGTCCATGGCGATCAGCCCAGCAGGTCCAGGTCGACCTCCGGCAGCGGCGTAGGCGTCGGCTCCTCAGTAGGCGTCGGCTCCTCAGTAGGCGCGAACCGCGAGTCGTACTCCAGCATTGCTTGGTCTGCGTATTCGGCAGCGACCTCAATTACGCAGTTTCTCAGTGTGGCGAGGTATACCTCGCGCCAGAAGTCTCGGCAATCTTGCTGATGGTCGTTCACTTTGACATCTCCTCGAACACGTGAAGGGGCGGCGAGCTGGGACTACTCCACGACCCGATGTACTTGGCCTTGGCACCCCAGGGAAGCTTGTCGCAGTTGCGCAGCAGGTACATCGTGCGCTTCTCGGTCGTTGCTGGCGTGTCATCATCCTCGGTGTACCGACACACCAGCCCGAAACCCCAACCGATCGGACCTGAAAGACCCAGGATCTCGGCGGTGTGAGGCACCTCGCACCACGCCTCTACGATGCCGTCACCCGACCCCGTGGTCCTGGCAACGACAGTGAACTCGTCTACTACCGTTTTCATTCAGTTTTCCTTTCAATGCGTTACAGGTTTAAAGGCCCAGGCCTTGGCAAACAAAACAGCCACGCCCTTTTCTAATTCTCTCTTGATGGCATCCTGCGCCAGAATTGCGCGCTGACCGGCGGCATGTACCGCGATGGCGGCTCCGCGATGCGTGTCCGGCCCGGCGTCGTCCGGAGGTATGGCAGCAGCCACTTCGGCCTCAAAGCGAACCGATACTTGGGCCATACCTGAGCGAAACGCTTCTGAGAGTCTGTCCAGATCATTAGAAAAAGGGTCTTTGGCATAGAACGGCAGGGTCCGAAACGCCCACCCCCAGTCTACGAAGCCCGCCAGTTCAATGCAGGATTCTTCGTTCACTTCGGTAATCTGGATTGGGCCCCGGCTTTCCAGTTCAGCCAATAGCTCTTCCCGATTGCTCGCTTGACACACCACAGCAAGACGGTTCAACGTTACGGTGTTCACTCAGTTTTCTCCTTCGCTCGTTGCAACAACACGCGCGCCTCGTCCCCGACGATGCGGGAGAGTTGACACGCGTACCTGTAGATTCCTGCCTCGTCCAGCGCCCAGCGCTTGCCGTCGTCGATATACCACTTGTCGCCTGCACACAGCGCCCGGTGACCGTAGGCCTTGACCAGCCTGTTGGCATTGGCTTGGTCCGTGGTCTTGTGCTCGGCCGCCGGAACACCGCGGCGCCTGACCGGTGCGGCACTCTCCGCCACCCCAGCATCTTCAACCCCTTCGCCTTCCTCGGTCAACACCGAGAACGCGCTGTCGTCCAGCGGCTCCTGCCACCCGTTGCCGCGGGCCATGGCCATGATCGTGTTGCCGGTGATCGGCTGCGCGTGGTCGCTGCGCACGAACGGCCACACCCGCTCACGCAGGAAGTCCAAGTCGGCCTTCGCGGATCGGGCGCTGAACTCCTCGACGATGGACAGGCCCTCCGGGCTGCCCCCGGTCTCGTAGTGGACGGCGAACACCACGTTGCGCCAGGCGTCGTAGTCCAGAGTCGCGGTGCCCGAGTTGGGGATCGCGTCCAGCGCCAGCATCCACGGCGTATCACGCTCCGCGGAGCGGGCCACGAGGCCGCGCTGGTGCTCAGGCCTCTCGACCACCGGCACGGGCGGGGACATGGGCCAGTGCATCCCGACCACCGACTCGCGGGGTACGATCTCCAGGATGCCGCTCAACTCCTCGAACTGCAGGAGTTCGGACTTGCCTGCGAGGGGCAGGATGAACTGGTTGCCGAAGCCATCCGGGGCCACGGCATCCTGCTTCGGGAACACCTCCACCTGTCCGGCGCTGACGCTCTTCACACCCGGCCGCAAGCCGCAGGACCTGAGCACCTCGGCCAACCACGTGCGCACGCTGTAGGCGTCCTGCGGGTCGTCCCAGAGGACGTAGAGGTGCACCCCGCGGCCACCGGTGGAGCGGAACAGCACCGGCACCGCGCCGTGGCACAACTCCAGCGCGCTGGCCACCAGCCACACGGTGTGGCTCATGGTCGCCCAGTTGGTCTCACCCTTGTGGCTGTCGAAGTCGAGCAGCCCGAGCATGGTGACCGACTCGCCGGCCTTGATGGGGCAGACCCCGCGGGCAGGACCTCCGTTGTAATGTTTGGCCAGGCGCTCAGGGGTCAGGGCCTGCTTGGTCCACGCCTGCAGCCCATCCAGCCGGCGGACCGCGGTCACGTCGGTGCGCACCCGGCTGGTGATGGGCTCCAGCGCAGCAATGAGTGGGTTGTCGGGGGTCACCCACTCACACCTTCGACTTCGGTTCTGCATCCTTGTCCAGCGTCTTCTTGAAGTAGATGCGCGCCGCGGTGTGGTAGATCATGATGCCTTCCGCCTTCGCCGAATAGGCCGCGTAACTGCCGGTGTCTTTCAGGTCAGCCAGCACGCGATCAACCACGCCCGTGTCGAACAACCCCTCCCAGAGAACCGGCACCACCGAGCAGCAAGCCGGAGGTGGCGTCTCCGCGGTCCAACGGCTGACGTTGAAGAGCGAGAACCTGCGCTCGGTGAGCCCGTAGCCGCGCTGGATGCCTCGACCCCACCACTCGCCGAAGTGGCGGCCTGGCCCGAGCGCCCGGAGTTCGCCCTCGTGCTCTTTCACCCACGCCGCGAACCCGAAGTTGTCGTCCTCGGGCGTGATCCAGCGAGTGCGGGACCCGGCGCTGATGGTGCCATCTTCACCCACGCAGACCTGGGCGTTGGTGCCGTCGATCTTCTCGGTGATTACGACTTGCCGGCTGAGCCGGGCGATCTTGCCAAACGATTCAAATTCCACAGCTATCTCCTTCGTAGTGACCGCAGGATCTCCCACAGCACGTAGGCTGCGGCGAGGACCGCCAGCAGCCGGTTCAGTCTTCGACCCATTGCAGCACCGTGTCGCCAGTCGCAAGGTCGGTGCTGGTGCTCAAGGTCCCGTAGATGACCCCGGTCGGGAACAGGACCCCGGCCACGGGGACCAGCGCGTCCCGCAACTCGTTCAGCAGGAGCTGGCCCTTGAGGACCTCGTTCTCGCGCTCCGCGAGGCGGTGCGCTGCGATTCGGATCTCGACCATCTCAGATGCTCGGTGCTGCAGGGACTGGGGCCGGAATCGGGATGCAACCAACGAAGATGCGAAACTTGGCCCTGCCGGCCGCCGCTTCGACGGCGTTCTGCTGCAGTTCGCGCTTCGCTCGTGCCTCGCACGACTCGCGATCCGCGTACAGCGAACCGTGGATCTCGTGGTCCTCGTACACGCGCTCATCGACCTTGAGCGGCTGGGCGATCTTCACCATGGCGTACAGTACGTCTCCCGTCTTCACGGTCGGCGCGGCGTCAGCGGGCGTCGTGACGAGCGCCACGACCACAGCCGCAATCCCGATACCAACGATCCAGGCGTCTTCACGTGTCATGACTTCCCTTTCTTGCTCCGCTCACACTGGCGGGCGTACTCACAGGTGGCGCATGCGGACGAGAGGTCCGAGCGCGGGATGTGCAGGCCGATTTTCGCGGCGGCCCGCTCGATGCGGATGGCCATACCAGAACTCGCCTGGCGGCGGCCCGTCGCGATGTGCCGGATGACGGCTTCGCTTGTGGACATCTCCGCAGCAAGTTCGTGCCGCGTTGCCACATCCAGGTCTGAGAGGTTGGTCCGCTTCATGAGGGGCCGACTGTAGCACTTGGTTCGGTAATCGCAAATACCGCGTAGGGGGTTGACACAATCCTTGGACCAAGTGCTACACTCGGTTCGCTACTTCTGGGGAACAAAGTGAAGACGTGGTGGTACAGGATCTTGCTGTGGTGGGCATTGACTCGCTGGTCGAGGTCCGTGATCCAGGACGACGAGGACTCCAGGAAGCGAACCTGCAGGGTGAAAGCGCTCTGCGTTCTGATTCAACGACTCAACCAACGAAGGACCCCATGACGATCCAAGTCACTCTCAATTTCAGCACGCCCGGCGAAGCCGCAGCGGCTCTCACCCTCCTGGCAGGAGGCGCGGCCCAGGCCACGAGCCCGACCCCAAAGTCTGCGGAGACGGCAGCCCCTGCCGGTA